ATCAGGTTGTATATCACCTACACGCAATGTGTATGTTTATGACACACCTGCTGTAACACCGGTTTATATAGTACGCCCAGCTCCTGTATATTGGCACTTACATATGGGTTGGTACGGTCGTGGTCATTATCATCGCGGCCACTGGCACAGATGAAATCAATTCTTGATTATACCGGACCAATCGGTTGGATTTGCTTTAGTAGATTCCAAAACCTTTTGCAATTTTTCGGGCATCTTTGGATTAAAATTGATGCTTGTCTTTTTCTCTATTTCATCTATAGATACAATATATTTAGGTAAATCGGCAACAGGTAATGGCGCATTTGGAAACCAAAAAGCAATACCTTTTTTTGATTTTGCGTCAATAATAACTTTCCACATATAATCTGGCACACCAACACGTTTACCAATTTGCTTGTGTTCTTTATTATAAAATGTTCCGGTAATTACATAAATATCTTTACCTTCATTAACCCAAATACGAATAGCCGTTTCTAATTGCTTCCATATGCCACGGTTATGATTAGGAACTTGCGGAACCATGTTACTTAAAAAGAAACTTTCACTCATAACATCATCATTTTGAGTGCTATTACCAGCAGGAACTAAGTGTCCACGATCATATGCTTCACCAGCATAATCATCTAATACAGATTGATGTTGTTTTGATATATCTGGATCTGGACGAAAATCATCTTTACGTTTTGATTTACCATTTATTTTTTCAATTGTAGGACGCTCTACAACATATTCCGCAGTCTTTGTGTCAAAGCGATAATGAATAGCATAATTATTTTTTATGATATATTGATTATCTTTTACTATCTTGCTGATTGGCGCACCTTCATATACGAACTGTGATGCATTATCATCGATAGGATTGGCGATGGCCAATATTGAAAGAAAAAGAAACGAGACAATATAACGATATAGTTTATTCATAAATTATAGTAAATATATATAGCGTATATATGGGTAAATAAACTTATACTTTGTTTTTCTTGCGATGATACTTTACTGCCGCAGTTGATATTTTATACTTGTCGGCAATCTGCTTACTAGACAATTCTAAGTTTAATATATCAACCGAAAATTCTACTTTTCTATCTTTAAGAGCATTTCTGCCACGGCTTACACTATCTCCTCTGGTCGATTCTACAACGATCTTTTTGCCAGTTAGACCATTGTCATGTTTATAGTTAATTTCTCTGTTGGATAACATCTGTCGGCGATCATGATACTTTTGAGTGCCAAGTTCTTCACCGTGCTTTTCTATAAACCATTGAAGTGAAAAACGGCCTTGAGCTTTGGCTTTTTGTTTTTGGATTGTATCGGGACTGTGGGTTCTGCCGAACATACCGTTGTTTTCTCCCGTTGACAGTATTCTATTTTTTTCTCGCATTTCTTCTTTATTTGGATGGTATGTGAACGAGTCGCCCCCATTTGCACAAGTGTTTATATTATATCCAACTCCCATATATGGCATCATTAAATCCAAATAATATTGTTCTCTTTTTAAACATTCTTGTGGATCGCACTCTTCCATAATTTCAAACACAAAAGAACCGGATCCGTGTAAATTCCAAGACCGTTGTAAAATAATGTTTTGATGTTCATTCTTCCTCAAATCTCGGCTATGGTCCGAAAACCTCTTCTCTATGTTTTTTGAGGAACCAATATAAAATTTTCCACTTTCTATATTTGTTATTTTGTATATGCCAGATTTTATCGTATTATTCATAGTTATATGGATAAATATACTAGTAAAAGCGTAATAGTCAAGACAAATAGATAAAATCCCCTTTTAGGAGACGAACGATTAGACTTCGTTGAGGTTTCCGATAATTATTTTACCGTAAAACTCAGGACGTAGCATCTTCTTTGCATAACGTGTCATCACGCCACGACGTGGTGTGAAGTTCACTGGATCGTACACCAATGGTGTTTGGATCAGTGGGATGTATGGAGCATATACAGCGCCGGTTTCTAGGAAGTTTGTTCCACGGAAACCTACCAACATAACATTGTCTGTCATGTATGGGTTCTTGTATACTGTCCAACGGTTACTTAGAGCGCCAACCTTGGCAACGCCCATCGCGAACTTGGCTTGATCGCCGTCCGTGTTGGTGCTGAAGCCTGGGATGGATTCGATGATTGTAGCTACGTCTGGGGAGCAAACTAGGAAGTTAGCGCCGCCACGTAGTGTCAATTGGTGAATCTTGTTCGAAACTTTTTGGATCTTGTTACCAAGAGTTTGGAACCATGTGCTCTTCACGTAAGCAGTGCGGTTAGCAGCTGTGTCAGCGAAACGACCCGTTGTGGAGTCATATTCGGTTCCGATACGGGCGGACCAGTATTCGGTTGTAGCAGCTGGAGCAGCGACTGTTAACATGTCAAGGATTTCTAGGTCGATTTCCATCGAGACGTATTCCGATAGAAGAGCTGTTAGCTCGGCTTCGGCGTCAATCGAGTGATAAGCATTCAAGTCTTGAGCCAATTCTGGTGTCCAGACGGCTTTTAGCTTGCGTGTCTTAGCAACGATGGCTTCGGACTTTAGTTCCAAGTTAACTTCTGGGATTCCGATGTCGTTTGCAACACCTGAAGCATTTGGCAATCCAGAACCTTGATCTTCGAAGTCGCCACGTGAACTGTCGGAAGGTTGAACATGGTATTCAACG